CAACACAACGGCGTACATGGTTGGGAAACCATAACAAACAATGATTTCAGCGACCTAGTGACTGTCACTACTGATTTGCCGATAAGCAAAAAAACTGGTGAGGTTATGGGTTTGAGATCTACTTCAAGCGGTGATGTTTTGTTTGACGGCAACGATTACTGGTTCTTGGTTCCGATCGGAGCTGGCAGAACTGGTCCTGTTTACAAAACACATGGTGACACTGTTGCCATAGACAACTTTGATATTGACGGTTTCATTTACAACGACAAGGAGGTGGCGTAATGACTATGACTAGAGAATTTTATATCCCAAAGGGATCTAAAGAAATAAAGGCTGCAAAAACAGACGCGGTTGCATACATCAACGATTATGCAGACGGTACTAAGTACACGGCCATGGTATTCGGCGGCAAGAGATCTAAATACGACAAGTATTACGGTTTCAAAACCAAAGAGGCCCGTGACGATTATGTGATTAAGTATTTCACAGATCAAGAAAACTTAGCGCTTTCTAAAAAGAAATGGGCAGCAGACAAAAAGGCCCAGGCAGAGAAAAATCAAAAAAGCTACCAGGTCGGTGATATTCTTATTTCAAGCTGGGGTTACGATCAAACCAACGTTGATTATTACCAAGTGATTGAGAGAACAGCTAAAATGGCCACTATTCAAAAAATTGGCAAAGAGTATTTAGATAGTGGTTATCCTAGCGAAGAAAAGGTTATGCCTGTTAAAGATGCTTTTGTTGGCAAGCCTAAGAAAAAGAAAGTCGGGACTTACGGTATTAACTTAAATAGTTATGCAACCGCAAGTCTTTGGGACGGCAAACCCGACTATCAAACTGCTTACGGGTGGGGGCATTAATGATTAAAAAAATATACCTTGATATGGACGGAGTTTTAGCCGACTTCGTTACAGCTGTTGAGGGCCCCGACTATTTGAACGGGCCCTTACACGGCGAACAAACCTATGACGATCGCAAGATCGAGTTCACCAACAAGCGTTTGTTCAGAAATATGCCACCGATGCCAGGCATGTTAGATCTAGTGGCTTATGTCAAAGGATCTGGTTTGCCCTGGGAGATCTTAACTTGCTCTGGCGAGATCAATAGACCTTTGGTTGTGGCCGACAAGATCGCCTGGACCAAACAATATGTGGATCCGCACGTTGTGGTTACGTCTACACTCAAAGGCAAACACAAAGCAATTTTTGCAAGACCTGGACATGTGTTGGTTGATGACAAGAAATCAAACATTGTGGCCTGGGAAAATGCCGGCGGCATTGGCATCTTGCATGAAACTCCTGCTGGTACTATCAAAAAATTGCAGACTCTTTAAGTTGCTAAAGTAATTCCTTAGTAGTATCATTTTCTAAATATATTTAATTAGCTTGATGAGGGCCGGTTTACCGGTTTCCATTAATACAAACAAAGGAGTTCATAATGGCTAATCCACATTTTCAAAACCAAATCCAATGGGCGGGTAATACCGTTGCAACAAAGGCAAAAAAAGATCAACCGATGTTTATGCCTTTACCTTCTGACCAGACACACTATGGTTATTTCAATGATTTTATGACCTACAACAGTGGTGACTGGACAATCACAACAACTGAGGATGGAACGGGATCCGCAACTGAGGCAATAACCTCTGGAGCCGGTGGTCAGTTTTTGATTACTAACGCAGCTGGCGATAACGACCATGACTTTTTTAACTTAAAAGGCGAGTCTTTTTTAATTACAGGTTCAAAAAGAGCTTATTTTTCAGCTAGATTTAAAGTAAGCGATGCTACACAATCTGATTTTGTTATGGGCCTACAAATTACCGATACTTCTCCGTTAGCGGTTTCAGACGGTATTTTCTTTATAAAAGACGATGGTGACACTAACTTAGATTTCATCGTTGAAAAAGACAGCACATCAACAGATACAACTGCGATTCACACTATGGCAGATGATACTTTTGTTACTGTTGCTTTCTTTGTAGATCCAGATACCTCATTGGTGCATTACTCAGTAAACAATGCAGAACCAGTTGGAGTGGTCAACACAAATCTTCCAGATAACGAAGAGCTGACAATATCTTTTGGTATACAAAACGGCGCAGCCGCAGCGAAAACCATGACTATCGATTACGTTACAGCTATCGTAGAGAGATAAGATGGCAGACGCAGTAACATCTCAAACTATTCAAGATGGTGAAAAAACCGCCATCTTGAAATTTACTAATGTTTCGGATGGTAGCGGTGAAAGCGCAGTCAAAAAAGTTGATGTTTCAGCATTAGCAAGTAATAGTGCAGGCCAAGCATGCAGCACAGTCTCAGTGGCTAGAATTTATTGGGCCACAAGAGGCATGGGTGTAAATCTTGAGTTTGACGCTAGTACCAATGTTCTTTTAACTGGTTTACCAGCAGATAGCACAGGCGATGAATACTATGACTTATTTACAGGGATTCCAAACAATGCGGGATCTGGCGTAACTGGAGACATTGACTTCACCACTGTCGGACATTCAAGCGGTGATACTTATTCAATCATATTGGTTTTGAATAAGAATTATTAATGAATGGCAGCGGCAAAGCCTAGGAAAAAATCTAAGCCTATCCGAAGGACGGTAGGCAAAGGCGGTAATTACCGGAAAACCAAGTCTGGAGCAGGAATGACCAAAAAGGGCGTTGCTGCTTACAGAAAGGCAAATCCTGGATCTAAGTTAAAAACAGCCGTAACAGGTAAAGTAAAAAAAGGCAGCAAGGCTGCTAAAAGGCGTAAGTCTTATTGCGCAAGATCTCTTGGGCAGTTAAAGAAAAGCTCTGCTAAAACTAGAAACGATCCTAATTCCAGAATTAGGCAAGCAAGAAGAAGGTGGAAGTGCTAATGGCAAAAAAATCATCAACCCCAAGTAACGTAACTAACCCTAGCTTATATTCAAGAGTTAAATCGGAGGCCAAACGTAAATTTGACGTTTATCCGTCTGCTTATGCTAATGCCTGGTTGGTAAAAACTTATAAAAAACGCGGCGGCGGTTATAAAGGCGCAAAAAAAGCAGAAGGAGGCGAAGTGAGTAATAAAAATTTAAGACCCGTGCCAGCTGGCAATAAAGGTCTGGGTAAACTACCTACTAGAGTTCGTAATAAAATGGGATTTATGAAAAACGGTGGCAGTGTGGAGCTCCAGGCTAGAGGTTGTGGCGCAATTATGAACAGCAAGCGCAAACCTACAAAAGTGCCTAGAAGTTAAAATTATGGCCATAAGCAGAAGTAGCATTGGCAAATCTGTAAGCAAGGGATCTAAACCAAAAGGCGGATTGACTAAGTGGTTTAAAGAAGATTGGGTCGACATAGGATCTAAGAAAAAAGGCGGTGGCTATGCAAAGTGTGGGAGATCTAAACAAAAAGCAGATGCCAAAAGAAAATACCCAAAATGTGTACCGGCTGCAAAAGCTGCAAGCATGAGCAAATCACAAATCAAATCTGCCGTCAGCAGAAAAAGAGCAAAGAAACAAGGGGTAGGTGGCAAGCCTACAAACGTTAAAACTTTTGCCGCTAGAGGTGGTAAGATAACCAAAAGATCTAACATAGGTCTTTACGGAAGATAATAGGAGCAATGATGAAAGGTACAAAGTACATGAAAAAAGGCGGCGCTATGAAGGGCACCAAATACATGGCTAAAGGTGGATCTATGAAGGGCACTAAATATATGGCCAAAGGTGGTGCAATGAAAGGCACTAAGTATATGTCAAAAGGTGGAGCTGCTTTAAAATCTGAAATGAAAGCAAATCCAGGTTTTAGTAATATACCAAAATCTGTTAGAGATAAGCTGTAAAAATATAATAATTAAATATAGTGGCGTATTTAATATCAAATATCCCGCAGTTTAAATGTTGGGTAAGAAAAGAGTTTACAGCTAATCATTCCAATTACCATGGCGAGTATTTGCACGCTTTGGTTATTGCGGTCAATACAATTCCAGATAGATCTCTCTCATTCCAGGTGGTTTTTACTGGCTGTGAAATAGATGACATGGAAGATGAGCCAAATGTACATGGCGGTGCTATGTGGGCCCGGATGCCAATAGAGGCTCTGGTAGCAGACATACCGTTAGAAGACTGGCCAGAACCCATGGAAGATCATTTGGCCCAACCCTGGGACTGTCTAAGTCATCATCATTCGGTTATAACCATGGATCGTGTCAGTTCGTCTCCGTGGATCTGCAAAATAGGTGGTGAGTTTTACACAGGCAAATATTTGTTTACTGTGGATTACACAGAAAATTCAATTGCAGACGATCCGGCTCAACATAAACAATCACATGTGTTATATTTAACGGACGCTGGTGAGTACACTGGAAATTTTGTAGCATTACCTAATAATAGAGTAAGAGCAACAAACCCTGCTTTGTGGCGTGTAGGCGAAGGAGCACCAGATTTTATGCCCTCGCAATGGACACATTCAGCGGAACAACATGAGAGCTATATGGATCCAAACATAACGTTTAACAATCTATACGCTCCGGGAGAAGAAGATGGCGACATCGAACAGTAAAAACTTTGAACCAGATGTAGCAGAATACATAGAAGAGGCTTTTGAGCGTTGCGGCTTAGAGTTGAGAACTGGCTACGATCTTAAAACAGCAAACAGAAGTCTAAACCTTATGTTAGCCGAATGGGCCAACAGAGGCTTAAATCAGTGGACCATCGCACAAAAAACAGTGGATATGGTAAAAGACACCACATCTTACAACATCGACAGCACCAACAGCACAGCTCCGATTGATGTATTAGATGTATTTATAAGAGAAACTGTAAGCTCTGAGTCAACAGATCTACCTATGACCAGGTTAAGCAGAGCTGAGTATTCTCATATCGTAACCAAGTCCACAACCGGAAAGCCAAATCAATTTTTTATCAACAAGCAGCTGTCACCGACTATTACAGTTTGGCCTGCTCCAGATAAGTCTAGTGCTTACACGGTTTACATGAATGTATTAACCAGAATGGATGATTCAGATGCGGCAACCAACACGCTAGATATGCCTTTTAGGTTTTACCCTTGCTTGGCCGCAGGCCTGGCATATTACATATCTTTGAAAAGAGCGCCAGAAAGAACTGCTATGTTAAAAGGTCTGTATGAAGAAGAGTTTACCAGGGCCTTATCCACCGATGAGGATAGAGCGTCATTTAGAATATCTCCAGATATTCGGAGCTACAATAACGCATAATGGCTTTTGCATCTGGTAAACATGCCTACGGAATCTGTGACATCACAGGATTTCGCTATAAGTTAAAAGACATGAAGAAAACTTGGGACGGACTTTTGGTGGGCCCAGATCAGTTTGATCCTAAGCATCCACAACTTATGCCTCGGCCCGCACCACAAGATCCGCAGGCAATTAGAAATGCAAGGCCAGAAAAACCCACAGACAACAATTTTTTTGTGGTTTACTCAAACGTAGGTGATGGAAAACTAGGATCTCAGCTTACAACTTTTGATATAAGTGCTAATATAGGATCAGTTACGGTAACAACAACATGAGTTTTACATATTCAACATTAAAAACAGCGGTCCAGGATTATCTGCAAGTCTCTGAAACGACCTTTACCAATCAGCTACCAACTTTTATTCAAGAGGCTGAAAACAGAATATTTAAACTTGTTCAGCTGCCGAAACAAAGAAAAAATGTCCAGGGATCTCTTTCTACAAATAATAGGTTTTTGGCCACGCCAACAGATTTCTATGCACCGTTCAGTCTTGCGGTTATCAGCAGCGATACTTACGACTATTTAGATTTTAAACATTCGTCTTTTGTAAAAGAATATGCTCCTACTAGCACGACCAGGGGCCAACCAAAATATTATACTTTGTTTGATGATACGGCTTTTGAGGTAGCACCTGTACCAGACGCAGACTATACGGTAGAATTACATTATTTATATAAACCAGTCTCTTTAACGAGTGGTAGTGACAGCGGTACAACATTTTTGTCTACGGATTATCCGGACGCATTGTTGTACGGCACGTTAGTAGAAGGCGCAGTTTTCTTAAAGGAACCGCTAGATGTCGTTGCCCAGTTCGAGGGACGCTTTAAGGAGGCGGTAGCTAGAATGAAAACTCTATCAGAAGGTCGTGGCACACGAGACGAATATAGATACGATTTATTACGCACCGGCGTAAATTAGTGATCGAATTAACAAAAGAAGAAACTCAAAATACACCCCAACAATCCCTAGAAGGCAAAAAGGTTGCAATCGTTGGCCTAGGCATTAGCCAGGTTGATTTTGCTATTGGCCTGCAAAATGGCCGCGAATGGGATGAGGTCTGGTGCATCAACTCTGCCGGGGCAACTTACCCGTGCGACAAAATATTTATGCTAGATCCAGCAAGCCGATTTTTTGATAGTACCGATGCTGGTTTAC